ATACTAAATGAACGTTTTATTTTGTATAGAAAGCCTAGAGGAACTGGTTTATGTCAAATACAGTTTGATTTAAAAGAAAAAACTTATGAAGCACATTATTTTGATTTAAAAGGATGTCATCCACATATTTTAAGCATCAAAGAAATATTAGCTATTCAAAAGCAAATAGATGAATTAGGAGGTGAATTTACTTATGACTGCTAAAGAGATGTTTGAAGGAATCGGATATAAGCTATCCGAAGCATATAGCGAAGACACACTTATATCTTATTTTGACGGTAAAAAAAATATTACGATTGAATTTT